AAAAGATTACCCCCCACCGACACAATTATCTCTTTCAAGTTTACCTAAATTGACAAAATTACTAATCTCATTTAATAATATCTCAATTTACAGTCATCCCATCATGAAATCAGCTAATCAAATGTCAACCGATGGGGAGAAAGGGCGCAGTCTTGGATACGGCCCTCTTCTTCCCATCTCTGAAGTTCCTGAACTTCTCACTAGTCGTTTACAATACGACACTGATGCTAGCGATGGTTTTAATGATTATTCTGCTTTGTATTCAGAAAGCATTTTAATTGATGCGGCACTCGATGCCGCGTTACTTGAACTTGGTGACGAAGAAATGATCACCTTCACGCCAACTAAGGAGGATTATTGCTATCCTCCGGCGTTGGTTGGACATTCTGAGAATGTCCCGCGTCAGCCTCCTCGCTATAAGAGCTTGGAGACACTTTTCGGCCAGTTCGTGGCCGACCCGCAGTTTTGTATTCGTTCGCAAACTGTGGCAAAGAATTTGTACGAACAAAATTGGATTTTACAGATCGTAGAGGAGACCATTCTTGGTCACGTATGGTCCTGGGAAGACGGAGAGTATGCACTTTACATACAGTCTTACGTTCTTCAAAAGCGAGGTTTTAACCTTTATCCCGCACTTATTTTGCGTAATGAGTACGGTCTTGTGGTTTCTCGTAAGCCTTTGGATTCTTTCCATCCACCTGCTTCACCTCTCGCTGATTTAAAATCCAATCGTTCGCCTTTTCGCGAAACCCCTTCTCCCAATTGGCTTCAACGCATGTTCAACCAGTTCTTGAGCGGAGTAGAGCCTCAAGGCTCTGAAGATGTTCCCGAGGCTTTTCGAAGCTATCAATCTTCCCTTGGTTCTCTGTTTACAGGAACCATGCGCTCAAAAGATCCAGAAATTCAAGAAAGTATCGACATTTCCACCAAAGCTCTTTCAAAAGAGAGTGGTGGATTTCTTCATTCTTTCCGCTATTGTATGGATAATTGGCGCCAGAGTTATGATGCACCCATTTTCAAGCATGTTGGCAATCTTTTGTCGATAGCAATTGTTTTGGGATTTGCTCCCACATCGTGGACTGACCTCCACATTAAT